TGCTAAGTTCTTAGCTGGCTGTACCAGCTGCGCCTTGAAGCACTGGTCTAGCGAGTGTTGATATAGGTCCTTCTGGTGCGCCCAAGAGACACAGTCATCGAAGGATTCAAAAGCCACAATGGCTACGAATGAGTTTACTAGGTTCATCTGTTATCACCTGACCCTTCCAGCTTCCCACGCTCCTGGCGTGACTTAAGCTTCTCAAGGTTCATGTGGGCGACCTCGTTGAGGCTGATGCCTAGGTCCCGTGACAGCGCAGCGATATACCAAAGGCAGTCACCAAGCTCTGAGGCTATAGCAACGCGCTGGGCGTCCTTTAGATCCTCTAAACCACCTTGATCGATCCCGTGATCTCGGATCAGCTTCTTGATCTTGTCACAGACCTCCCCGGCTTCCGAAGCCAACCCCAGTGCTGGATAGACAACCTTCCACTTGTAGATGGCAGTGGCAGCTGTGTCTGCCTGGTAGTCGTTCATGGTCAGGGAATACAGATAGTCTGTCTCTCTATTTCTCATGTTGCTCTCCTCTAAGTTAAAATGGTGCGTCAAAGGCATCAAAGTTACCTTCGGCGTCTTTGAGCCTGCCTGTGCTCTGGCTGTACTCAAGCACCCCAGCTGCACCGACTTCCCCAGTGTGTCTGTTCTTCAAGACCACTAGGTTACGCAGGCCAGCTGTGGGTTCATCTGGGTCTACTTGGATGCCAATGCAGCAATCAGCCAGCTGGGCTATTGCATGGGATCCACGTAGTTGGCTGAGGCTTACCTTGGCACCGCCTTCGTGCCCTGTGTCGCCCTGAGGGCGGCGTAGGTGGCTCACGACGATCAGACAGATGTTTAGTTCTTGAACCAAGACACGCAGCCTGTTCATGATGTCATCTACCAGGCGTCTTTCATCTGACACTTGGCCCGTAAGTCCAGACACTAAGATGCTAATGTGGTCTAAGAAGATGACCTCAGCGCCCAGCGCCTTGTTCATGTAGCGGATGCGATTCAAGATGATGTCTATGTCGGTAGAACCAAAGTGATCAAACAGATAGAACTGACGGTCCTTGACTAGGTCATCAAAGGACGCCTCGATCTCTTCCTTGGTGGTACAGTCAGGGTCCACACTGATGTTCTTACTCATGTGCAGACCAACCAGACCCTGGGCGGTTCTCTTGGTTGTCTCTTCAAGCATCAACATGCCAATCTGAAAGCCACCCATGTGGACATGGTAGGCAATCTCTCGGACGAAGGTTGACTTACCCACGCCAGACCCAGCGGCTATGGTTACAAGGGATCCAAGCCTTAACCCTTTGGTGATCTCGTTGAGCCGCTGATAGGGATACTGGATGGGAGACACGGCCTCTTGTTCGCCTATGGTCTCCCGTAGATCTGATGCGCTTACGATGCCATCCGGGCGGTACTCACGCGCCTGCCAGATAGCATCCATGATAGCTTTGGCATTACCGTCCACCAGAGCCTCTGAGGCGTCCTTGTAAGAGCCTAAGTTAGCTATCTTAGCCATGCCTATCGGAAGGGCCTCAGCGCACTCCAAAGCCGCCTCTTGGCCTGCCTTGTCGTTGTCGAACATCAGTATGATTTCTTTGAAACCACACAGGTAATCATAGTTGTTCATAAGGGCTTTTTTGGCTGACTGAGATCCGTTAGGGACGCTGACTGTCGGCCACTTGTTGCCTTGGGCCTGAGACACCGACATGCAGTCTATCTCACCCTCAGTGATCACTAGCTTGTTACCATTGGACCAGAGGTGAGACCCAAACAAAGTCATGGCCTTGGCATCACCGACAATGGAAAACTTCTTGTCCTTCGTGCGTACCTTTTGGGCGCAGCGCTGGCCGTTCTTGTCCCGGTAGGTCGCAAGTTGCACCATCTGACCACCATGCTTACCGACACTGTAGTCAAACTTTCTGCATGTGGCCTCGCTCAACTTACGTGATGCTAGGTGCAAGTGCTGGCCGGGGATCAGGTCACGGTTAGGTGGTGCCTTGTTACTTATAGTGCGCTCATACCCAAACTCTTCCTTGCCATAGGTTGCACAGCCAAAGCAGTAGGTATGACCATCGTCATACAGAGCAGCGTTGTCTTTAGATCCACAGGTTTCGCAGGGGACATGGGCAACAAAGTCGCTTTCGATAAGCTCAGTCATTTGTATCTCCCAAACAAAGCTTCCCACTCAGAAGGGACGATCCCAGTCATGATAAACTCACGCTCATCTACCGTCAGATGACTGAAGACGTTCTGTGATAATTCGCCTTCCATCCAGCGAGACATCTGTTCTTCAGTGACATCCAAATCGAGCGTTAACTCTTTTCCTGTCAGAGGTGACTTACGTTTGATTTTCATGGGGCACCTGCTTTAACCCAAGCAGTTACCTGATCCATAAGCTTCTTAGCTTGGGTCTGGCACAGGATCATTGTCTTGATTGCTTCTTTTGCCGACTCTACTTCCTTGTCGGTTTTAGCCATCAAAGAATGTAGCTCTTTATGAAGAACGATAAGCTTTTCGCTCATTTGATCTTCCTCATTACCATCTGGACCAAAGAACTCTTCTCGGATCTCTGACACCCATCCCCACCTGGCAATTTCTAAACATTCAGCCACCGCTTGGTCGGTGTCTTTACCTTTGTATCTCTGCTTGTCAGTGTCGTAGACGTCCTGCAGTAAACCAATAATAGAAAGCTTTTGCTCCCTAGTAGGCTTTACAAGGTCAGTGGGTTTTGTAGTTTTTGAGGTAGTTTTTCTTTTAGTCGTCATGTGGTTTCTCCCAATAATAAAAAGGGGCGACCTAAGCCGCCCCCTTGCTCTCACTTTTTGTGGAGATGCCCAGGTTTCTTAAGACGCCTGGTCTCTCGCTCTCGGATATGTGCCATTCACACGCTCTCCTTTGTTTTGGCTTCTTTCAGCCAGTCATCAGGTATGACCTTGTTGGCATACCTAAACCCATGCTTCTCGCAGTAGGCTGCGTAGGTGGTCTTGGATCCCTTGTAGAGCTTTGCATTCTGATTGCTGAAGACGAACCTGATGTCTAAGTCAGGCTGTTGCTTCTGAATCAGAAGGTGCTTGGCTCTATCTATGACAGTCCAACGCCCCTTGGTTTCGACATAAAAAAAGCCACCGGGTTTTGGCAGCTTGAAGTCGGGGGTGTACTTGGATTGTCTGGCAGGGATCACATAGAGGATCTTCTCGGTCTCATAGAGTAGCTCGATGCCAGCTTCTTTGATTTGCTGGGCGACCTTGTCTTCAAGACCAGAGCGGAACCCATACTTAAGACCAACCTGTTTAGAAGTCGTAGTTATCTTCTTCAGCGTCTTTGGTCTCAAAGCTTTGGGCTCCCGTTACAGTGTTGGCTACATAGCCGCCCTCGACAGCATCAAAGCCACCACCGTCACTGCCACCGCTCGACACAGGGTCAATCACTTGTACGGCCCCTAGACGCAGGCTGATGCCCTTCTTGCCAGCTGAGGTGTATCCATCAGCAATCCCAGAGACACGCAGTGTAGACCCACCGTACATAGCTGGTACTTGGTCACGGGGGATGGGGTTGCCTTGGGCATCAAAGTACTTTGGCTCATACTTGGATTGGAACTTGAAGACGATCTCGCCTGTCTCATGGTCCTGATCCATAGGCATCATCACTTTGTCCTTAGCGCCAAAGCTTTCACTTTTGACATTCTCTAGGATTTCCTTGAGGGACCCAGCGTTCTCTGGTGATACCTTGAGTTGCACCTTGTATTTGCCCTCAGCATCAAAGGCTGTGTCTGGGCGTCCTGGTTGCAGCCAAGGGTATTGGGCTGTCCCAGCTGGGCTTGTAAATCTAGCTTTGCTCATCTTTTTTAGTCTCCTGAGTAGTTTGGTTTGATTTAGCCCCAGGCAAAGTCACCTTCGCCTCTTTGGCTTGCTTAAGAAGCCAGTCGGGGATGTCCTGTCCTTGGTTTTGGTACAGGCTACACAACCCCAAGATTTTCTCTCTTGGGTGCATTTCGACGATCCTTTTCTGTTACTTCTTCGATAGGGGTCTCTTAGTCCCAGACGTAAAAAAGGCCCCACTTGGGAGCCTCTTTGGTTAACTTAGGTTTGTTGGTCCTAGTTAGGAAAAACAGTATTCGCTGTCGCGGATTGCGCTGATGTCTAGGTTACCTTTAGCTGGCACCGGGGGTAGCTCCATGTCTGGGTCAGACAGTCGATCCCGGCATTCCTTCTCAAAGTTCGCAAAGACGCACTGGTCCTCATACATGTTCACAAAAGCATCTCGGATGCAGTGGTAGAACTTCCATGTCTTATCGATAGACGTCCCAAAGCTGTCGTGGATCATGAAGAAGTCTTCCACGCCATTCTCTAAGCCTTCACAGATAGACAAGTGCATGTGGGCGGCATCTAGGCTGTGGATGGCATTAGGGCTAACCCCATTCCTAGATTTGCGTGTGTCAAACACAGAACCAAAGCTACTCACGTTGACCCTAGTTTCTTTCCTAAGTTTAGCCTCTCTATCCCACAAGAAGATCCTGACACGCTTAACGTCAGCCTTAGTGTAGCGCTGGACAACAGGAAAGCCTGAGGGTGAAGTCCAGCGTACCGACTTACTTTCCCTAGCCAAAGCATCCGCATATGCTTGGTAGAACTCCATGCCAGACGCCACTGACTTGATGACCGTCTGAACTGCCTGGTAGTTTACCTTAGCCAAGAACCTAGCATAGAACTCCTGTTCTCTACGGCTCGCCCCAAACGGATGCTTACTAAGCTCACCATAGCTCACAGCCTTCTGCAGTGGCTGCATGAGATCCTCGATCAGTTGATCACCAAAGCCTCTCTCAGCTGAACTATAGCCATAGGTCATGACGTTACGTTTGACCGTGGATCTACCGACACCAAAAGACAACCAGACCTTAGCCT